TACACCACCGTGAACAACTGGACCACTGACGCGCCTAATTTCGTGAATCGGGGCGACTTCGTTCTTCGCCAAGACCTCGGACAACCGACTGGCGCTACGCTTATTGGCGCAGTGGACGAAGACGGAAATACGACAACCGTTCAGCTTGAACTGCTCAAAAACAAGTCTGAATTCTTGATTGTTGACTCTATCGCGGCGGCACGGCTAGTTCCTGCAAGCTTCAAAGGGATCATCGCGACTACCGGTTACTACGCGGGGTCGGCAGACGGCGGTGCTATGTACCGTATCGACCTGTCGGATACGATTTCGGCCGATAACAGCTTCACTACCCTTGTCAGCACTGGCGGCGTACGACGCAAGATTGTTTACGAGGACAAGTTAACGGTAAAGCAAGCCGGCGCAAAAGGCGACTACACAAAGGTTTCGAACACCGGCACGGATGACGCTATCGCATTGCAGCGGGCGCACGACCTAACCCCACGTGGCGTGACGGTTTTCTACCCGCTCGGTCTCTATTACACCTCCGCTACTATTTTTTGGAACGGCGGCAGCAACGTAGAGTTCCAGTCTCGCGCAACCTCCACCGACGAAGCTAAGTGCGCGATTGTCGGAGAGTTGACCCTTGACGGCGTGGTCCATGCACGAGTTGGCGACACGACTTTCAGCGGCCAATACAAAAACGTTGTGATCACTCGGAGAACTGGCGTTTGGGCCAGCAGTGTTCGCGGGCTGATCTGCTCTGGCGTGGATCAGCAGATTTTTGAAGACTGCGCAGTTTATCGCCACGGCATCTGCGTACACGTAAACGGACAGTTGAACCCCTGGTTTAGCCGCCTGAATACCTGGATGTGCACGGGGTACCACTTAAAGATCTCGCAGTGTGTAGAGCCGCGCTTTAACAACTGCCGGTTCGGGCGAAATGGCGGCATTGACCTTATCTCAGACGGGTACGTACTTGTCGATGGTTCTGGCGGTATTCAGGTTGACACTGTTGACTTCACAGCCTGCCAGTTCAACCAGTCAGGCGCATTGGCTAACATGGTCATGCGCATTGTCAACTACAACAACCCGAACGGTATTTTTACGTTCACCAGTTGCCACATGGAAGGCTGGGGAACTTACGTTCTCGGTATCGACGCCACGACGCCACGCCTGCAACGGGTAAAATTTATCGGATGCACCATCACGAGCGATATCGCGTCCCAGTTCATCGGCGGATCCGGTGCAGCTCTTGAGGACTTGCAGATCACCGGCTGCACTATTGCCGCGACAATGACTTTCGACCAAGTGGATACGGCGTCTATGAACTCTAGTCACCTTCTTGGCAATTTGATTATTAACCGTGGAGATACTATTACCACTAGCAACCGGATTATAGGCAACGTAACTCTGACAGGCGGTGACGGCAAGCTAACGCTTATGTGCAACCAGATCTCTGGTACGGTCAACGACACCTTCACAGGTACGAGGTCCATTAGCGGCAACATCTAGATAAACAAAAACCCCGCCTAATAAGCGGGGTTTCTTTTAGTGGATAGTTGGTCCAGTCGGCAGCACCATCGGCTCTTCCCCTTCATAACAACGCTCAGCAATCAACACGCTAAAGTCTCCACCTTCGCACGGACTCATCTCGATATTGAATCCAGACTCTGCCAAGTTAACCACAAGATCCGAAACCATGTCAGGAAACGGGAAGAATTTCAGTTTGATTCGTTGGCTCATTATCTGATCTCGTGCTTAATGGATTGAAGGCCGGAACACTCGTTGCAATACAGAACACCGTAACTGCGTAGAAAAATTGCTCCTGTATCACTCAGCTCGTGCTTGCAACTGCAAACTTTCTCTGAGAACTCTAAGCTCTTCGCGCATCTCAACAATTCCTGCGAGCCAGTAGTTTTTTTGTTCTCCATTTTGGTATGGACAGTCATTTCTTCCCTCCAGATAGGCAACTTTCCCTTCTAGGTAATAACGGTTGCTTAAGGCTTTATGCTGCATGCTGATTTACCCATTGCTTTCAGTGCAGCAGTCAATCTAGGCGTTTGTGGCGCCTCAATAGCTGCTGCGATTAGTTCGTTTAGCGCTAACTTGCGCGCTGCGTGACGATCCTTGTTCTGAATGCTATGACACTTGATGCAGGCAAGATTAGGCAAGTAGCGACGACCCGCTAACTCTGGATGCAGCCCGCACTCCTTACCGTAGACAGATCTCATTGATTCAGCTCCTTGACCTTGTCGAGGCAGGCGTTCCATCCTGTGTTTTCGACGTCTGCGGTCGTCCAGTTGAAACTCAGAGCCTCTATCGGCTTCCGTTCAGGAAGACGAAATGTCCGTGTCGGAGCATCAAGACAGACGATTTCGTCGATAAACTGGCGAGCGGCAGCCATGGTACCTGCAAGATTTGAAAGCCCTTGCCCGTGAAGCAGCACCTCAATGACTTCCAGTTCTTCAAGCTCGGCAGCCGTCAAGCGCTCAGGCAGCACCACCGATACCTGCGCGGGCTGCGAGGCGTAGAGCGATTGAACCTGTTCCTTTTCGTCGTCCCAATCCATCACCACGACTGAGCTGGTTGTGACATGACCTGTAGCAACGTTTAGCCACGCCACCGCCTCACCCTGCCCACCCTTCATCCGCTCGATTTCTTCAACGACAGCAACACGTTTCGCATATTGGCTGGTGGTCTCATCTTTCAGCCGCTCGTTCTCCGCCGTCAGCCGTGCGATGGTGGCTTGCAGTTCGGCGAGTTCGGGCGGGGCAACACGGATCGCTTGGTTGTTGAGGCTTTGTGCCAGAGAGAAGCATTGGTTTGAAGTCAGAACCGTATAGCACCTGGATGCGTCAACGGCTTCAGCTACAGACTTCATGCTGTGTGCCACCGGCTGGCGCTCGACGACAGGGGCGGCATCCATCAAGCGCTCCATACGCTCAGTGAAGTCGGCTTCGGTGCGTAGGAAAAGTCGGCCCGTGCTAGCGTCCTTGTAAATCAAACGATCCTCGCCACGAGTAAGCCCTGCACCGGTTGCCAACCCAAGGATTTCATACCGGCCACCTTTACCTTTGCAGGTGTACTCAATTTTACTGCTCATTCGCTTGCTCATGGCTACGCGCCTCCGCTGTCGAGATATACGCCGTAATGGTTCACGGTTTCGGTGTCTTCGTGGCCGGTGTTATTGCGCTCAAGAATCGCCTCGCAGCCTGATCTCGCGTCCATTTCTGACTGGAGTGCGGAATCTTTCACCGTTATAAGCAGGCTGTCGTCAATTCCAACCATCGCAAGCCCTGCGCGCTTGATACCAAGTAGCGATGCTTCCAGCTGCCTGATGGCCGCAAGTTGCTTGTTCGTCATTCGCTTGCTCCCGATTCGGTGGGTTTGATCAATTCAGCAGCGCGTATTGACCAAGGTTTCACAAATGCGATGCCGGGGTTGTAGCAACTGCCCTCAGGGTGGTAGTTGAAAGCCTTCAGCGCATCTTTGGTCAGCTCGACCAGCTCCGCATTCCGCTGCTCGGCGACTGTCAGGCTTTTCAGCAAGTGCTGCGATCCGTCCTTGAAGTGAGCCAGATCTTCCCGCAGAGCATCACGCTGCTTCTGGCATATTTCCAATTGCTGGTAAATGCCCGAAGATGCGGTCTTCTCAGCAGCCAGTTCGGATTGGGCGGCAGCCATCAGAGGCGCCATGTTCCGCTCAAGATCGGTAATCACCGACCACATGCTTACAACAAGCGGCTTACCTTCTTTCTCCGCCATGCGAACCATCAGCCGGTAGCTGTCGGCATAGCCAAGGATCGGGTTATGTACTCCACTCATTTTTCAAACCTCCGATAGTCCATTATGAAACAGGCAGCACGTCAGCGCCAGAAATAAAATATAACCAGCAACCCAGATCACGACTTGCAAACCTTTTCGAAGTAGCCGTCTACGTCGGGCCATACGCCTTCAGAAATCATCTGGCACTTGAAAGCCTGATCATCAATACCGTCCTGGTAACTCATGCGATTAGAGACAACGAAGCCAGCGCACAAGATAACGATGATTACTGCGGTAGTGATTGCGCGAATGTTCATTCTTCCATCTCCCGCAGATCAATCTGATTAATATCAGCCCAGCTATCGCGAACACTCTGCTTTGCGTCTTCAAGTGTTTTGTGATTCTTAGAATAAGTGATCCAGCTCCATGTGCAATTCTCATGAGCCGATTTATTGATCATAAACCACACCTCGTAACCCATACTGGGCCCACCAAATCTTGAGGGCGCATGTATACGACCAATAACCTTTTTTGTTCGCTTGATATCGCAACCAGCCACAAATCCAACTGAAGCTAAACCTGTGGGCCGGGAGTCATTCTTGAAAGTAGGCTTCGCCATAATCAATCCTCCATGCTCAATTCTGCTTGCTCAGGATCTTCCATGTCTACCGCGTCAGAGTCGAATTTGCATTCCCATACGTGACTATAGAGCGAAGAGTACATTTCGTAGCTGATTCCGCCGACCAACAAGGCACCGCGAAGCATGCCGAAGATGTGCTTGTATTCGCTGGTACGTGAACGCTGGAATTTGTCGTCGGCGAAGGAAATAGCGTTATGGATGGCTTTAACGAAGGCTGCTTGATTCTTGGTATGCATTGGGTTGCTCCTGTTGGCTTGGAGTGATTGTAATCTGCCACACAGGATTTGCGCAATCTGTTTTCGGTTAAAATGGAAATATATTTTGAGGTGCGAGCAAATGAAAACTTCTCAGGCAGGTATCGACCTAATCCATAGCTTCGAGTCGTTGCGACTCAAGGCTTATCCGGATCCAGGCAGCAAGGATGGGAAGCCATTCACTGTGGGATGGGGTTCGACCGGCATGGATATCGGTCCAGGTACGGTATGGACCAAGGAACAGGCTGATGCTCGGTTCGCCAAGGATCTGGCTAAGGTTGAACTCGGCGTGTCTCAGGCTGTAACCGTACCGCTCACACAGGGTCAGTTCGATGCGCTGGTGTCGTTCGCGTATAACCTCGGATTGGGCAGCCTCCGAACCTCAACGCTGCTCAAGATGCTAAACGAAGGTTATTACACAAACGCAGGTCTTCAGCTACTTCGCTGGGATAAGAACGACTCGAAGGTTATGCCTGGCCTGACTCGACGTCGCAAGGCAGAGCTTAAAATGTTCTCCGGAGAACACTAATGCCTATCTGGCTAACCGTGCTGCCGTGGAGATTCCTGTCAGGGCTCTCATGCGGCGCGTTCGTGGTTTTCCTTTGGCATGATGCGAGCGTGACGAGGATTGAGCTGAAACAGGCTCAGGATAAGGCGCAGGCTACATTAGAGCAGTCAATCGTTGTTACTCAAGCTGACGCAAAGGCCAGCAAGGAATTATCAGATGCACAAGCTGTTACTGCTGACTTGCTTGCTAGCAATAAGCGCCTGTCAGTCCGCGCCTCCTGTGTGCCAGCTTCCAGTGATCCCGGCGTGGACCATGGAGAAATTGCCATCCTCAACCAAGACGCTCGACGAGCTTATTTCGCCCATCGAGAACTGATCGTCAAGAAGGATGCGCAGATTAGAGGCTTGCAGGAGATTGTGCGCGGCCTGTCTTCTTCCGCCCGCCAAGATTAAGCTCTGCCCATCCTGATTTAGTACGTGGCGGAATCGGGTTGTACTTCTTAAATTCAACCTCGATACCGCGAATCTTCATCCAGGCTCGCATACTTGATGCCGCACTCCACCCGATAGCTCTAGCGGTATCAACGACCGTATTGTTTGGAGCTAGTCGCCGGATTGCAGTCTCTGCTGACTCTCCGGTCTTCCTCTCGTATTCACCGGCAGCACTTCTGTTCTGTGAGCGCTTGACGTCGCTGATTCGCTGCTTATCGGCAGAGGTCATCGGATCAGGGTTCTGCACGGCATTGCAGTAACCCATCTTGGGGAACTGGATATCCTTCTTGTGATGTCTTAGCAGATACCAAAGCGTAGACCCGTCAACGTATCCAAGAATGCGGGCAGTCATGGTCATTGAGTTTCCGTCCGCCGCATAAGCCGCGACAACATCCCAAAACGGCTCGCCGTACTCCTGCTCGACTTCCTTGATAACTGACCTAGCCACGAGGCTTTCCTTTGATGTTGTTTGCTGGGAATTTGTGACGATCCGAACCTGGCTGCAATGCCTGGCGCGGAGTCATTCCTTTTGCAAGACGCTTGGAGATCTTGCAACGAGTGACACCTAGTTCTTTTGCCCATTGACTGATTGACTGAGTTCGACCATCCAGCTCAATAAACCGTGAGCGCGTATCTGGACGTTTAGGCTTCCGTGGAGGCGCTTCTTTCGGAGCCATGCGCGGAGTGAACGGGATTGATCTTTCGCAAACGTATTTCTTCAGAGTGTTATGCGAGATCCCAATGATCTGCGCCGTTGCTGTCAGGCTATTTTCCATAAGCAGTTCGCGCACGACATCAACTGTCGGCCTGCCAATCTCTTTATACAGCTCGAACGCCCAAGACATCTACTTCCTCCTTAGTGGATTGCCCCGTGGTTAGCGGGGCTTTGTTGTTACGCGCCCATCAGGTAGTGAGCGGGGGCGAATGGAATATTTTCGTCGAAGTCATCAGGCGGCGCGGCTTGCTGGCTAGGTTGTGGTTTGCTCTGCTGAGGTTTGGGAGCTGCATTACCACCATCAGCCGGCTTACCGCCCAGCAGCTGCATGGTGCCCTGCATATCAACCTTGATCTCTGTGGTATAGCGCTTAACGCCGTCCTTCTCCCACTCGCGAGTCTCTAGCTTGCCCTCGATGTAAACCTGGGATCCCTTGCGGCAATACTCGCCAGCAATCTCAGCAATCTTACCGAACATTACAACGCGATGCCACTCGGTACGGCTCTTCTTCTCTCCGGTTTGTTTGTCTTTCCACTCTTCATTGGTGGCAACGCTAAGGTTGCAGACGGCATTGCCATTGGTCAAATATTTGATCTCTGGGTCTTGCCCGCAAGTCCCAACAATAATGACCTTATTGATTCCACGACTCATATGTGACTCCACGATTTACGGGTTACGATTTTAGAAATGTTGTCTTTCGTGCAGTTGAAGAATTGGCATATCTGGTTGTTTGCCATTCCTTCTGATCGAAGCCTTCTAATCTCTAAGACGTCGCTCTCTGTCAATTTTGCTAGGTAGCTTTTCTCGCCTTGGCGACCATCAGAAAGAATCTTTCCTTTCGCCTGCCTGCCCTTGCTTACCGCATCCTCCATATTCTGCTTCCTAGTCCCTTCGAAAAGGTGAGAAGGATTGCAGCATATTCGGTTATCGCAAGAATGGCAAACGTCTAATGACTCAGGGAGATATCCGTTTTCCAGAAGGAACGCGGCTCGATGGATGTACTCAGTCCTGCCAAGGATGCGGATTCGACCGTAGCCGTTACCCTGCTTGCATCCTTGCCATTCCCAGCAACCCGAATCAGAGATCGCGCACCGACTTTTGACTGACTCAATACTTACCGGTGCGCGCCATTATTGTGCCGCCTCTTGTGGATTGCGAATGTGCTCTTTCTGAGCGTCTGTTAACTTGCCTTTCTGCTCAGCCTTGGAGATTACCTGTTCGGCGGTAATCTTGCCAGCCTTAATTGCCGAAAGCCATGGTTCGATATTTGCCACGAACTGGTCTTCTGGATAGTCAATCAGCGGTGCAGCCAGCTTCATGATTAGGCGCTTGATAAGGTGAGGTTTGCGAACGCCTCGACGAGCACTGATCAGCGTCTCGTAATCACCCTTGATGTCGCTCAGGAATGCAACCTTGATACCGCCTACTTCAACGCCACCGTAGATGACAGTCGGATCGCCATACAGAATGATTGCCTTGCCGACCCACTGACTAGACTTGTCGCCCCAGCCGTCAGGCTGAGCAATGCATTTCAGCATTCCCTTCGAAGGCTTGTATGGAGTCGCTGGGCATTCAACCATGTGGATGAATACGGGATGGTCCCGATCACCTGGCGTCACCTTCGATACCGTGAACGTCTGCGGACCAGTTAAGAACGTTTCGTAGTTGAGCTGATCGCTCTTGGGCTTCGTTGCTGCACGGATATCCACATCTTCACTCATTCTTCATCTCCAAAATCGATTTCTACTTCGTCGTTTTTCTCAAGCGCCCAAAACGGAAGCCCGATCAATTGTTCTTCTGACGCGCCATCGTAACCGTCCCAAACTCCGGATTCAAGGCAATTCGCATAAATATTTAGCGCAGATCGGTATTGATCGCGGCCTACAGCAATCGACTCATCATCAAGGCGATAGCACATCACGTTATGCGGGGCTGCCTTCTCCACGCAAATAAATCCGAAACCGGAAAGACGCTCTCCTGTTGCCCAAAAATAAGTATCAAGGTAGAAAGCGGCCTGAAAGGCGTATCCATATTTTGCAATGATGTTACTAAACCCGCGCGGACTAGCATCAGTCGTCGTCTTCAGATCCGGCGAGAACCCACGATCTAGTAGGCGGTCGAATCGGCAGCGAACGAGGATGCCTGTCTCTGGATCTTTGGCGTATACCGACAGCTCGTTGCGGCCTTGCTCCTGATAGAGCCACTTGTTGGCCACTGGATTGGCACGAACCGCTGACTGCATGGCGCTGATCTGGCTAGCATCAGCCGATACAAGCACGTTGTCGGTGCCATGTGACGCGCACAGGGCCTTGTACTGGGTTGAGCGACGATCTTTACCAGCAGGTAACGTGACGTACTGCTTGGCGAACGATTCAGGCTCAAGGATCGCCGAGTGGGTTGCGCTGCCCATAGCCATTGCTGCTGTCTGCTTGAATTCGCCGTATTTGAAGTGCGCAGGACTGACCGCGATCTTCTTCAGTCCTGTGCAGCTAATGCCTAGGCCTGAGTGATACTCGGCATTAGAAAGCTGGTCAGCCGTGTAGATGCCTGGCTTCATTGTCCACTGTGCGATTGCAGTCATTTCGCTCGCGCCTTAAGCATTGAATCCGCCTGAGCATATGCCAGCGAGGATAGATGATCCCTGTGCGCCTCGTTCTCGGCATCCAAGGTCGGCGCGGCTACAATCCATGACGCCAAAACCTTAGCAGCAAAGTAATCGCGCAGACTCATTCCGCCAGTAGAGCGAACATCAGGATCAGTCGTGTAGTGTTTTTCGGTTTCAACCTGTGGGAACGCCGAACCGCCATCATGTTTAATCGTCATTGCGCCTTCCTCCAGCACTCAACCAATTGTAGGTATTTCTTCTTTTTGGAGCGCGTTATCCGATGCCCAAACTTATCAGCCTCGCCGATGATTGCTGTCCAGAGTGCGTCGCGGTAGTCATTTAGAAATCCCTTCCTGCATGATATGACTGAGGTGTTCACGCGCTACGCTACGGATTGCTTCACGTCGCTCAGTGACAGATAGCAATTGCTTGATGTCGGTCGCCAAATCAGCAGCCATGTGATTGACGATCCGATCAGCAAGCTCAGACTCGATCCGGTCGGCCATCTTACGCTTCAATCCGTCAATGTCGACCATCGCCCATACTTCAGCAAGCATCTCTGGCGGAAGCTTGAACCGAGTAGAGTAATCAGTTGCTATCCAGTTCCCGTCGCTGATAATTTTCAACACAGAGTTCTGCGCTGCTTGTGCTATTGCTTTCTCAAATTCACTCATAACCACCTCCGCTTTATTTGTAAGCCAAAGATTAGCCCGCCACTTTCCTCAAGTCAACAAAAAAGGCCAACTATTTCTAGCTGGCCTTTTTCTATTCTCCGGAGAACGATTAAGCGGCTTTCGGCTTCCTGATCTCTTTCGGCACTTTCGACTGGAAACGCATGACCAATTTCCGCAACCGTTGCTCGAAATCATCCTTATCCTCGTCGTTCAGGTTCTCGATGACGACGATTGCGTCATGCCAGAGAGCGCCGTTCATGTGGCCCGTTGAGCGGAGTAGTACACCTTTAAGCTCAGGGTCAGCAGGCTTGACAGGCGGAGTTGCCATTTCCTTGCGCTTCTCAGCCACTGCATCAACCATCTGCCGAACCGACTCAAACTCCATCACCTTCATTTCATACTTGAAGGCTGCGCGGAACATTGAGGCGTACTGCTTCACCGCTCTAGGAGCCGGAATCAGCGTCGAGCCAGGAACCGGACGGCCAATCACATTCGACCAGCCGTTCTCTTCGTAGCCGATCATCAGCCAGGGATTGAACTTCTCCAGTGTGTCTATGCTTTCTTCCTTGACTAGCTTCATAAAAGCTCCGGCTACATTGTCCAGCTTGTCACCCTGCTCGGCGATCTGCTGGAGGACCAGTGCTTGCTTGCTTTTTGGAGTAGTCATTTCGGTAAACCTCTATCTATAAATTTTCCTATGGGTTGGGGCCAAGTTACGTTTTGCCTTGACCTGTTGTAAGCATAGGCTTACGTCGGAAATGGTCAAATACCGCTTTAGCATAAGCAGGTCACGCAAATTGCCGGTAGAAATATGGATCCATGACGGGTTTAGTGAAAAAGGTTGTGGTATGCTTGCCATCCAAATGCAAATTGCTGACAAAGGACTCAAAGATGCTGACGCTTGAAATGATCCGATCTCTTCTGCAAGACCGCCGTGTTCCTCTGGTTGCTGAGGCGACAGGCCTTCACTACAACACCATCCGCCAGATACGTGACACGCCAAGCGCTAACCCTACTTATAAGGTGGTTAAGGCTCTCAGCGATTATTTTGAGGGTAAATAATGGCTAACGCATGGTTTCGGATGTACTCCGAGTTCGCTACTGATCCAAAGGTGCAGATGCTATCAGAGGTCAACCAGCGTCGTTATGTAATGCTGCTTTGCATGCGTTGCAGTAACGACAACGTAACGTTACATGATGAGGAGGTAGCGTTTCAGCTTCGTGTTACAGACGAAGAATGGATGGTAACGAAGGCTGCACTGATGTCGAAAGGCATGATAGATGAGCATGCAAAACCTTGCGCGTGGGACAAGCGTCAATACATCTCCGATTCAAGTACTTCGCGGGTTGCAGCCTATCGAGAACGATTGAAACAGAAAGGAAACGTTACAGAAACAAAAAGTAACGCTCTAGATACAGATACAGATACAGATACAGATACAGATAATAAAAAACCTGTCGCGGCAAAGGCCGCTAGGGTTAAGTTTGATCCGTTGCCAATGAAGCCTGCGAACGTAAGCGAACAGGTGTGGGCTGAATGGTGCCAAGCAAGATCGGAAAGCAGGAAGCCGCTGACCAAGGCAATGTGCACCGCCCAAGCTAAGCAGCTAGATGGTCATGGCAATGCAGATGAGGTTATCCGCAAGTCAATTGCCGCTGGATGGCAGGGGCTGTTTCCTGATAGCGTCAAATCGGCATCTGCGCGACACAGCGGATTCGACCAGATTGATTACATGGACGGCTTGACCGTCGACGAAAACGGCTCACTACGATTCTGAGGAAACAAAATGATACCTAACCCGTTTACCTACCATACCGATCTTTGCCAGGATCACCCAGAAGAAGCGGCCGGATCAAGGGACGGCGGCATAACTATGTCTTTTTGCTTGGAGTGCTCCCGCGAGAAGCAGAGAGCTGAAGGGATAGCCGAACAAAAGGCTCAGTCTGAGGCAAGAAAGGCGAAATCAATCGCTGATCGTGTTGCTTCCTGCCGTATCCCAGACAGGTTCGCCGATAAATCATTCTGGGACTATTCGCCATCGTCTGGTGGACAGCGCTCAAATCTCGAGAAGTGCCAGGATTACGCTGAGAATTTCGATACCCATTACGCTGACGGCAGATGTCTTATCCTTTCCGGCACGGTAGGGACTGGTAAAACCCATCTCGCGATTGCGATTCTGAAGGATGCTGTTGAAAAGCAGGGGTATACGGGGAAATACTGGACTGTGAACGGGCTGCTGCAAGTCATTCGGTCCTCATACGAGAAAGACTCTGGGTTCAGCGAGTCTGACGTAATTTCCTCGGTCACAGATACTCATCTGCTGGTTCTGGATGAGGTTGGCGCAACAAAGCAGTCTGAGTTTGAGATGGCAACGCTGTTCAACATCATAAACTCAAGGTATGAGTGGAAGCTGCCGACCATCATCATCTCCAACCTCGGGCCAAAACAAATTGGCGAGGCGATTGGCGAACGATGCTTCGACCGTCTGCGCGAAGGTGGCGGCGAATGTCTTGTCTTCCAAGGCGAATCAAACCGCAAAAAGAAATAGATTGCTCCGGCGCCAAGGAGGCAATACCATCTGTAAATAATTACACGGAGCGGAAAAATGAGAGATCCATTTAGCCTGGAGGCTGAACAAAGCGTCTTGGGAGCCATGATGATGGCTCCCGAGATGATCGACCTGCTATGCGCTGATATCTCTGCCAAGGATTTCTATTGGCAGGACAACGCGGATGTATTCAAGGCAATCCTCGAGCTTAATTCGCTAAACCGCCACATCGACTTTTTGACGGTTGGCGAGCACATCGGGAATCTGGATAGCGGAGAGCCAGCTTTCGCCTACACTGCGCAAATCCAGAACGGCACACCTAGCACCGCCAACGCAGAGCAATACGCTAGGATCGTTCGTGAGCGCTCTATGGACCGCGCTTTGATTGAGGCCGCTCGAGAGATTCACGAGATCGCGCACAGCACAATTCAGGCCGAGGACAAAATCTCGAGATCACAGACCGCAATCCTTGGTCTGGATACAGAGACAGCCACAAATGACACAGTGAGCATCTTCGATTCTCTCGTGAAGCATATGGACGTGCTCGAGGTTCGTCTCGCTGGTGCTAATGCCGTCACTGGTATCGCAACCGGACATGATGAATTTGATGAGCATACTGGAGGATTGCAGAATGGCGCGCTGTACTTGGTTGCTGGTCGCCCTAAAATGGGCAAGTCCACGCTAGCTATTGGATGGTGCCAGCACGCAGCAATACGCCAGCAGAAAAAAGTAATGATGTATCACCTAGAGATGACAGAAAAGCAGGTGATGGATAAGGTTCTGGCTGCCGAGGGCAGTATTCCACTCAATGCTATGAAGGATGGTTCGGCATTATCTGATCACTCGGCGCAACTTATGGCTGCCGTGTCCAAGATGAAAGACGCGCACTTCGACGCTTCCTATCGCTCGAGCTACACCATGCAGCAGATCCGCGCCGATGCGCGCCGCAAGAAGCGCAAGGATGGGCTAGACCTGATCATGGTCGACCATCTTGGGCTGTTGAATGCTGACGATCCAAAGCACAACCAGGTTGCAAAGATCACGGAGATCTCGAGGCAGGCTAAATTGATGGCTAAAGAGCTGAATGTTCCGGTCCTGTTCCTATCACAGCTCAACCGTTCGCTCGAGCAGCGCCCGAACAAACGACCTGTACCGTCTGACCTGCGCGACTCCGGATCGCTCGAGCAAGACGCAGATATGATTATCTTTGTCTACCGCGATGAGGTTTATCATCCGGATACTGATCGCAAGGGTATTGCCGAGATCATCATTGGTGCCGCTCGAGAGTGCTCGCCCGAGACGTTCTTCAGCATCTTCCAGGGCAAGTACTCGAGATTCACCAAGCTTGATCCTGCCGTATTCCAAGGATGGGACGAGGAAGAGCCGGAGCCCAAGAGTAGTGGTGGGACCAAGTGGAAGAAGGAGGGCTTCTAATGGAGAGCGAGAATGACTATCTGTGTTACGAATGTTGGGCCGGTGAATTTGGCAACCCTTTCGACTGCCGAACGCCAGAGCATCGAGGACTGGAAGGCAGAATGTCTCCAGAGGTGGAAGCTAGCTCGGGACCATGCCAGCGCGATCTATTTTGGGTTGAAGGCGAATCGCGGTAGATTGTGGGCGGAAAGGACTCTCAAGGAAAAGCCAGAGATTGAAGCCGAAACCCGGCGCCAACTGAACCTACTGCTAAAGGTCAAAAAGTGATCGAGATAACCGTTCCCTATCCGCCCAAAGAGCTAAACCCAAACACAAAGCTGCACTGGGCTGCAAAGATGGGCTACATCAAGATGTATCGAGGAACCTGCAAGGCCATAGCAGGCGAATCTAGCCACGTTATCCCTGATGGCGACCTCGTACTAGACCTTGAGTTCTTCCCGCCTGACAATCGACGCAGGGACGACGACAACATGATCTCAAGCTTCAAGGCTGGACGCGACGGGATAGCAGAAGCTCTTGAGCTTGACGACGTTCGGTTTCAGCTTCGTGTGCGCACTCGCGACAAGTTCCCAGGCGGAAAGGTCGTGGTGAAAATCTATGAGGATGTCGAATGAAATTCATCGTATGCGGCGGACGTGATTACTCCGACAAAGCGCGCCTACACCGGGTGCTCGACGGCGTACACAAGAAATGCACGATCCACGCGATAATCGAGGGCGGCGCCCCGGGCGCTGATCGACTGGCTAGGGAATGGGCGCTGGAGAAAGGTGTGCAGGTGTTTACGGCGATTTCTAATGGTGATGAGCAGAAACAGTACGCGGCAATGCTATCTCTTGAACCTGATGGCGTGATTGCCTTCCATGATGGAATCCAGGCTAGGGACTTGACTCGTATGGCCGAACTATCAGACGTCAAAGTCATGCATATTCTCTTCTGAAATAGCTTGACGCCAACCCAGCAGCACCGTAAATTGTTTTCACATTCAGAGGGGAATAAAAATGTTCAAGGTAACGAAAGATGCAATGAGGCCAGCATCAGACAAGGAGCAGTGCTTCTATTGTCGACAAGCTATTGGTGACCACCACAAAGATGATTGCGTGCTAGTAAGCAAGATGGTAAAGATTCGCGCCGTGATTGAGTACGAGGTTCGCGTTCCTTCTGACTGGGATAAGGCCCAGGTTGAATTCCATCGCAATGACGGATCGTGGTGCGCAGACAATATGATTTCTGAGCTTGATGAGTTCATAGAAGAAAATCATTGCTTGTGCGGATCTGTGCATTTTGAGATGATCAAAGACAGTGACGAGTACTTCTTGCACGAAAGCTAAGTGTTTTCCAGAGAACAGTTAAATTGAGAGTTTGGAGGGGTGTGATGGGAGATTTTCAGAGTGACGAGATTATTTTGTCAAGAAAGCGGCATAAGTGCTGCGAGTGCTCTGGCGTAATTGAGAAAGGCCGCCAGTACAAGCGGTACTTTGGCGTATGGGATGGTGATTTCGGTTCTTACAAAATGTGCACTCCTTGTGCTGATACGTTCGCATGGCTTGACGCATCACTGCGAGACGGGCCATACGGGATATTGCAAGATGAAGGAATATGCTTTACTCAGCTTCAAGACGAGTTGGCCAACTGGTGCCACGACTCGCAAAACCAAGATGAAGAGGCTTGCGCACGACTGCAAGCCATGAAAGACCGACGCGAATTTGCTAAGGATACAAAATGACCCTAACCGACCTACTCCCCCTCCTAATCGCCATCTACGAAAAACACGGCGACCTACCACTCGCTACAGGCTTCGACGACCATAAGCCTATTGTTGGGGCGCTGGTTTCGGAGTTTGAGAAGACTAGCGAGCTTGGCAAGAAGGGTGAATTGTTTGTGGATTTTTACTGAGGGAGCAAGAAATGAATAGTCACACGCAAGGACCTTGGGAGCTTGAGACGTATTCCGGCGACCCGCGATACGCAGAACATTACGTCAAGAGTGGCGATCACATGATCTGCATAGTTTCGGCGGCAAATCATGGTGAGTGGCGTGATTCTGATGACGAGGGTGAGTCGGAGTTTGTTTCGAACGCACGGCTAATCGCCTCTGCGCCTTGTTTACTATCCGCCCTAATCGCCATAACCAACTCCGGCCCCGACGCAATACCGATCAAGGAGGCGTTTGAGATGGCGCATAGGGCGATTGAGCGGGCTAGCGGAGGCGGTGTATGAATTATCCAGTCTGGTCGTGTAGCCAAGAACACGGATTCTATTTTGTTGAGGCGGTGGTGCGTGATGGGATGATTAAATACGGCGTTAGTCATGCAATTAGCAAGTCCGAGCTCAATAACGCGCACTGCAAGAAAGCATTGCTCGAGCCTTGCATTGAGGGCATGATGGATGAGTTCCGTAATATGGCATTTAAGAACGCCGGCGGTAATCGTTTCCTAGGCTGGCCAAAACAGAAATACGACACAAATCAATCGCTTAATAGAAAATACTAATCGATAAGTCGCCTTTCATAGCTATACTGTTTGGAGTGGGATATGAACGACATACGCGCAAAGTTTGAAGAGATTTGGCCGGCGCCTGAGGGTGTCTACTGGTATGGAGAATATAGTACGCACCTATATTCAATGCTGGTTGCAGCAAGGGAACACAACGCCCGCCTCGACACCTTCACCCGCTGCCAGGAGACTCAGGCGTTAGTGATTACCCTGATCGACGACCTTGCATACGACCTGGAGCGCGCATACAATCACCTCAAGCGCGGGACTGCCTACAACACGCATTCGCTTGATCGCGCCAAACAAATCCTAGGGAGAGAGTAATGAAGATTTCAGAGCTGATTGAGCAATTGCAAGAAATGGAAGTAATGTGCGGGCCAGACCAGGTGGTAAGAGCCTATTGCCCTGAGGGTGAGGCTTACTTTCCAGTTACCGGATTCGTTTACGGTGGCGGTGATGGCATCATTGATATTTACACGGATGAAGACTAATGAACGCGCTACCCGGACAATTGGAATTGGCGACCGTGATTGATCATAAGAAGTGGTATCCGGCCTATCCGATTGACGAAACCAGCATAGCTAAGGTTGAGGCCATGATTGGCGCCGATAATCCTGCTTTGCGTACGGCTGAAGACACCCACAAACCATCCGGTGTGCGCCTGGCTAAGATGCTGGCGCAGCACGACGATTCCCCTTCATCGCAATTGTGGAGCGACATTCAGAGGTTGGCGCGGGAGATACTGAAATGATGCGAGTCATCATGCTTGTCTGGATGTTTATGGTCCTAGGCTGGGTTGTCGGATCATATTTGAAGTTCGATTCGGTTCTTCTTATTGCATCGTCAGTCTGTTTCAGTATCACCATATGCGGACTTGGCATTGTGGATGCGCTCTGGAATCGAAAATAGTGATTGACAAAAACACAAAAAGGCTCCTAATGTGAGCCTTTCTTTTTGGATTATTTTTGGAGGGGTTACAGATGAGCAGCGAACGACCAGAGAATCGCATGATGATGATCAATGGTAAACACTTCTACTGCGACTGTGGATGCAATGTGTTCACGCGACCATTCAAGGATCGACCTAACCGATACAAATGCAACTCATGTGACGCAACGTACACCACGGAGCCAGCCAAATGACCATCTCAACCACAACCCTAAAAAACGCAGCCAGAGCGATTGAGTGTGACCTGTGGACTGATCCTGACGGCGCTAACTATCTGGCTAAGGATGGGGCCATTCTGAGGCGGTGGGAGCCTGAGACGAGTTCGGCGGATTCGTTTGAACTGATGGTTTCGCTCAATATCAACGTGGATGCGTTCGACAGGTTTGAGCAGGTTCATGCAGATGGATGGGATGGAGTTGAGCCGGTCGTATTGGAGTACACCTACAATCGATCACAGGACTACCGAACGGCAATCCTTCTGCTGGCCTCGCAAATCGGAGCCGCCCTATGATCGCCTTGACATGGTTTCTAGCTGTCTACACAATGCCTGCCGTTAAGGTGAAAATTAGTTATTGGAGGGGTGTATGAGTGATGTTAAGCGTTATGACATAGCGGATTACAGCGGAGGAATGGATGAGATTGTCGATGGCGCCTATGTGAGCGCTGACGATTACGACAAGCTAAAGGCCGAAAACGAATCTCTGCGCAAGGATGCCGAGCGGCTTGATTGGGTGTTAGCTAACTGTGATCTTGGCGGACCTCCATACCTTGATAGCCGTGAAGAGATCGATGAGGAAATGGCTTCAGGCTCGAACAATGATTCTCCGGAGAACCCTTAATGCCAACGCTGAGCATCCTAGGGCTCACTCTGGAGGCCGATATCCACTACTCACACACAGAGCCAGCCACGCATCACGTAAACGGCTACAGCGAGCTTGAGTGGGCTCTCTCAAGCGGTGAAGACGAAATAGGCGAAACAATTTCTCGAAAAGGTCTTGACTTAATCGCCGCACAGTTCCAAAGTGACATCGAACGCGCTATTTGGGCGCAGATAGGGAGATAGGGAAATGAGCACAATTACAGTCACCCAAGCACGCATAGCACTCGAAGCCGCGCACATGGCATACGTCTCGGCAGATATCGAGCATCCGACCGCTACACACATCGCAAAAGAAGCGCTGACCAATGCGCGCCACGAATACTGGAATGCGTGTGCTGCGTTTTGTACGAAGCTGGAGTTTGCTACGGATCTGGCTGATGTGCACGACGCGCTGATCACTCAGGGGCTTTGGGCATGAGCGAGTTGCAGCCTGGGATGTTGGCGTTGATCGTTGGCTCTCGTTACGCTGGCACTCAGATCAATATAGGCAAGATGGTTGAGGTAATATCCATTGAGCCAGACAACCAAGCACTGGTTAAAGGCGACTCAATCACGGATCAGCACGGCGGAACGGTAGATCAGGCTCTTTGCTTGAAGACTCATCTCTTGCCGATCAAACCACAGTGTGACCCGCTCGACGTAACCCATAAGGAAGAACTGCATGCATGACCGAATCATCAAGGAAATGAAGAATCGCGGCTGGAATATTAGCCTTATTGCCAGCCGCACAGGGATTAGCCAGAGTCGATTGGAGGATGGGAATCTAGGTGTTAGGGAGCAGCGCAAATTGCAAGAGATCGCGTATTTAGAAGCTCATATCGACGTTGATGAGCTGGAGGATAGGGAATGAGGGCGCTAGTTAAACTGTTGCTGCTGATTGTGTGGGTATTCGGCGTTGTCATCGCTAAAGGTTTCTGGTCTACCTTGTTCGCTTTCTTTATTCCGTTTTGGGCATGGTATCTGGCTGCCGAAACAGCACTTATTCACTGGGGCGCACTATGAAATCCACCGAATTCCTACAGGCAGCAATCGACGTTCAGGCTGAGCGCGGCAAGCAGTACGATAAGCCGACTGGCGAACGGTCTATGGCTGCTACGGTTAGCGCGTTCAACTGCATCACCGGCAGCATGCTGGAGGAAAGCGATGGCTGGATGTTCCTAGGCCTCCTCAAGCTCGTCAGGCAGTCTCAAAATCCCGAGCAATACCATCATGACTCCGCGCTTGACTTCGTGGCTTATGCGTCGCTGTACGCTGAGGCAGCTAGTGAGCAGTGTGGGCAGGCAGAGCAAGACGCGCACATCGGCTACAAGGACGAAGAGCCTTCACATATTCAGGTTGGTGACAAGGTTGTTTGCTTGGTAGGTCAGCAGGATATGACTGAAGGCCGAGTATATGTTGTCACTCGAATCGGATCGGGCAATGACTGCGCTCCGTTCAAGGTGATTGATGATGTTGGTGATGAATGGTGCTTAAGCCGCAACGAACTCAGAAAACTTGGTGATGCCCAATGACCGAATACAACGAGCAGCGCTAAAAATTCAATCAAGGCCCGGATTCAGGGCCTTTTTATTGCATAATGGATTTACACAAGATCGGTTGAGGGATGAAAATGCAAGAGCTTCAGTGGTGCATGAGTCAGGGCTACACGAATCAGCAGACGGCGGATCATCTCGGGATCAATGAGCGGACTGTGCGTAGATGGAAGTCGCGAATTGCTAGCGAGCCAGTACAGGAGGCTGCCAATCAAGATCAGGCAGATACCTACGTCATTACGTCAGCGGTCAACGCTACAAAGGCTCATAACGGCTTTCTGGCATCGCTGCACAACTACTGCCAGGCTAACAACGCAAAACTGATCGTTCTGCCGATGCGTTACCGCAACCCTACGCGCAAGGAAGAGACGCCTGATGACTGGTGGGATGCTCGACTTACTCCGCATATCGTCAATCAGCGCACCAAGCTGTGCCGAGACGTTGTTCTGCTGGCTGACATCAAGGTACAGCCGACGGCAATTAACCCGCTGCAAGGCTGGCTGACCGTATCTGGAACCGACTCAGCAATCCTTGCTCACACAAAGGTTGCACTTCAGTCTGTGCCGACGATGGTTGGCGATGACGCTAAGCTCGTGATGACCACTGGCGCTTGCACTGTTCCACAGTACTCAGACACCAATGCCGGCAAGAAGGGCGAATTCCACCACACACTAGGCGCGGTGATTGTCGAGGTAGACAAGAAAGGCACGCACCTTCGCCACGTATTGGGCGAGAAAGACGGATCATTCATCGACCTGACTACCAAGTACTCGCGGCATGGTGTTGAGGCTGCCCCTGATGCGTCTGTGCTGATCCTTGGAGACCTACACGCTAGACAGGTAGACAGTAAGGCTCTGGACGCCACTGAGCGCCTTGCAGTGGCTATCAACCCTAAGTCGGTATGCCTGCATGATGCGCTTGACTTCTCATCCGCCTCGCACCACTCGGGCTACTTCGAGCGATTCAAGCTTCACATCACCAAACAGAACAGCATTTTGTCTGAGCTGAAGGTAACAGCTAAGATCCTTGACCGCATCTCGATGTGGGCGCCAGAGATAGTCATGGTTGGATCGAACCATAACGAACACTTCACGCAGTACCTTTCGAAGTACGAGAACGCGCTAGACCTAGAGAATGCGCTTGTCTATCACGAGACCAAGGCCGCAATGCTGCGTGCAATCCATGAAGGCTCGTATCTGGACCCATTCAAGTACTGGGTTGATAAGCTGGCATCGACTCCAGAGGCTATCCACTGGTTACGTCCAGGGGAATCGTTCTCGCGTCATGGTATTGAGCTAGGCTTCCATGGGCATCGAGGGCCAAACGGTGCGCGAGGAAGCACGAAAGGCTTCAGCAATATCGGCGCCCGCACAGTAACCGGTCACAGCCACTCTCCGGCGATAATCGACGGCGCTTATTGCGTCGGCACAACCAGCAAGCTCAAGATGGGCTACAACGAGGATTCGCCGTCATCCTGGCACCATACGCATTGTATTGTGTACGCAAACGGGAAAAGGGCGCTTTTGCATTGTGTATCAGGCAAATTCTTTCGCTGATAATGCTTGACCGCGCTAACCACGCGGTCTAACCTTCACAAATACACATAAAGGAGGTCGCACCATGTTTTATCTAGGCATACTCTTGATAGTCGTAGTAATGGCGGCACTGTTCGTCTTTAGCTCATTGCTTATAGGCGTCAGGATCACGACAATCATCTGGCTCACTGCAACGTTCGTAATGGCAGCGTTTGCTTTCGGGTTTTATCAATTTATGGGTGGGACGTTATGAAAAAGTATCCGTGGGAGCAAGAGACAGAGATCGACTGGGATGCCGAATGGCCCGAAATCGCCAATCAGTACGCAGATAGATACTATGACGCCACGAGCAAGCTAATCAGTCATTACTTCAGGGCTGAATATCTTAGGGCGTCCAGCATTGCCGGATGGTCTATGTCTGCGATCCTTTTCTTTTGCTTGGTGGTGGTTTCTCAATGATCAACGTTATCCCACGCTGGACAAAAGGCGCACCATCCGCATTCAAACCCGGCCAATTCCTAGTCTACGAATCCGGAGAGTATGCGCTTGTAGGAAGCAATACGGCTATCACGTCAACGCAGAAGATCCTCAAGCATACGACGCTGATTGAGGGGCATGAGCTGGAGTGGTTGCAGTCGATGGCTGTTGAAAGATCATTGGGAGTTAAGGCATGAGCTTAGATATTGAAAACGTAGATGAACTCAACTATTACATTCGCGAGTTCATCCGTAATAACCTTGAGATCCAGATTTCAACCGAAAACGAGAATGACGGATGGGTTAACAACACCGAGAACCTCAAGAAAGGACGAAACACGATTACGCTTAAGCTAGGGCAAGACACTATTGGCGAGTACACGCTATGACAACCCTAATCGCAATCTACCTGGCAGTCGGGTTCTTTTCGTACTGGCCGCTTGTATTCCACTATAAGATCAGCTCGCTACCAGTCGGCGCGCCATACTGGGAATGGATCTGCGCATGGGCATCCTGGTCCGTATGCTGGCCCTACAGATACACAATGGATGCTTGGTATTGGTGGAGGGCTAAGAAGTGAGTGATCGTTACGAACTGACAACGCTTCAAGATGTATTCGATAAGATTCCGGCAGATAAGATCGAGATTTGCCTTCAGGAGATTGGTGAAGGGCTCGCAAAGTCAAAGATGATCGTTGCTGAAATGAAAGTTATGATGGGTGACTTGTGGCGAGACGAGATGATGAATATGCAATGGCCGATGACGTGGATCGACGACGATGGCAGTCATGGTGAAATCCAGCTTTACGATAAGGCGACTGGCGAAAAGCTGGGGTCCATAGGAATGAATCTAAAGGAGCAGCACTAATGACAACCGTACACGACATCGACCAAATCAACGCCGAAGCCATGATGACCTTGAGCGAGATCGGTTTCTCTGCTTATGAGCGATTCCGCGACAAGGCAATGACCGAGCAGAAAGGATCGATGCTGCGTCTTAGCCTGAAATACTGGCTGTCTGATCGCGCAAATATGGAGATTGATCTGTCGCATCGAATTAAATGCGCACCTAAGTACAAGGCTATGGCATAATCTATCCCAAGCGATGATCCACCTCCCATCGCTGTTACACCTTTAGCCCATCGTGAACCGTCCGATGGGCTTCTTTTTGCCTGCGATGTGCATTAAATGGCAGTTTTTACGCAAAACTGCCAGAATATGTGCAGTTTTATGCATGATGGCATGCAGTAGTGCTCGGCGTAAGGTGAGACGCAGGTGAAGTAGCTCTTGAAGCACTGAAACACGGATTGGGAGATGATACCCGGTCGAAATGCAGTACTAGCCCAGCCTTAAAGAAGCTGGGCTTTTTATTGCCAGCCAAAAAGTGATATCACAAAGCCGCCGAACTGAAACTGATATCATTACTCCAATGTTGTACATTCCTAACCCTATGACCACTATGAAGCCAAATAAAATGCCAGACTCCCCCAACGGATTGTTTACGCTGCTATCCAACCTTCCGGGGCCACTCCAAGCATTTGGGGCGGCTATCATCACTGCGGTTTTGCGGGTTTACTATGACAAGTCCGAGACTAGCTGGCAGCGTGTAGGTCTTGAAGGTGCGTTGTGTGCGTGCCTGGCTACTGGCCTGTCGATGGTCAGCGCTTACTTCGGTCTGCCAGAAAACTCAGGAGTATTCATCGGCACATTCGTCGGTTTCATTGGCGTGATTAAGTTCCGCGAGTACATGGGTAGGCTGCTGGATAAGAAGACCGAGTGATATACTGGCCTTCACAATGGAGGCTTTTTAATGGCTAATAGACCAATCGTTCACACAGGGGATAAGACCTCTACTGTCGGGCGCTCAAGAATGTTTGAGACGCCTGATGATTTGCGTGAGGCTTGCTTAGAATATCTGGCTTGGTCGCACGCGAACCCGCTGCAAGAAGAGAAGCACTTTTGCTCGGCCGGGCAGATCATGACCGCGCACATTAGTAAACCTCGCGCCGTCACCATCGTCGGCCTATGCCTGCACCTAGGCATACATCGCCACACCTGGCAGAACTACCGTATCTCCGAAGAGTTCGATCTTGTCTGCGATGAGATCGAAGACCGCATGAAGCAGTACAAGTTCGAGAATGCTGTTGCTGGGCTCATGAATCCTACGCTGATTGCTCGGGATATTGGGCTGGTTGAGAAGTCAGAGGTCAGCAACTCAGGCACCGTAACGCACGTCAACTACTCCCCCGCAGACTACAAGCAGGCCGAACTAGAGCTAGGGAACAAGCTCGATGACCTCGACTAATAAACTGCTCGATTGGGAGGATATGAATTTTGCGGACCGGCTGATACTCAAGCAGAAGTCCGAGAAGTCATTCCTTAACTTCACTCGTATCTGGTTTGAGCTGCTTCAGGGTGATCGCCTGCTGGTGAACTGGCATCATAAAATGATGGCCGCGTCTATTGACGACCTGATCAACGGCAAGCTCAAGCCTGGCAACCTGATCGTAAATATTCCACCGGGCGGCACGAAGACGGAATTCTTCTCTATCCACTTGCCGGCCTACATAAATACAAAGGTGCAGTCCAAGAAGCTGCGCCGCTTCCGCAATCTCAACGTTTCCTACGCTGACTCGCTCGTGCGTCGAAACTCCAGGCGCACGAGGGACATTATTGCGTCCAAGGAATACCAAGAGCTATGGCCTTCGATATTTGGCGTAAACCAGGCCGAAGAGTGGGAACTGATCGACGACAAAGGCCGGAGCGTTGGGCAGACCATCAGCAAGTCGGCAGGCGGACAGATTACAGGTGGTCGTGCTGGTTACTTCGGGCCTGAATTCTCCGGATGTCTACTCTTTGATGACCTTAACAAGCCCGACGACATGCTTTCGAATACGAAGCGTGACGCTAGTAATGCGCGGCTAACTGGTACGTTCCGATCTCGTCGTGGTGACAAGTCGAAAGAACACCCTACGCCTATCGTCTCAATCCAACAGCGACTCCATACGATGGACGCTACCGGCTTCATGATGGCTGGCGGTATGGGTGTAGAGTTCAAGAACATCGCGATCCCTGCGCTAGTCACAGAGGACTACATAGCCACTCTGCCGGAACCATACCGGCAGATGTGCTGGGATACGGTCAAGGATACCGACTCAGTCGAAAAAGGCGGCGTTCGATACTGGTCATATTGGCCGGAAATGGAACACGTCAATGACCTCATGTCGCTATGGGAGCGAGATGAGTACACGTTCATGTCTCAGTACATGCAGCGTCCTCAAGCGCTTACTGGCGGCCTTCTTGACTCGGCATGGCTGCAACGATACGAAGTGCTACCTCCTTTGCAGTGGCGAGCCGTATACGCGGATACAGCGCAGAAGAAAGGCGAGCAGAACGACTATTCTGTGTTTGAGCTGTGGGGGCTTGGTGTCGATAACAACGCCTACCTGATCGATGTTCGGCGCGGGAAGTGGGACGCTGACGAGTTGATAACGACTGCGCAGAACGCATGGGCCGAATGGTCGTCGTGGGATGGCGGGCATATCAGGCATATGGCGATTGAAGACAAGGCTAGCGGTACCGGATTGATTCAGACGCTGACCAACAAGAAGCACATCCCGATCAAGGCCATTCCACGCGGCCCTGACAACAACAAGGTCTCGCGCTGCCTTGACATTCAGAGCTACGTAAAGAATGGGCGCGTGTTCGTGCCTGCGATCTTGAACGAAGACGGCTATCCAATCCTGCGCACCGTTGACCACACCGGCAAACAGATGGCTAAGACTGACTGGGTGCTGCCGTTCCTGGCTGAGGTGGCGGACTTCAGCGCGGATGACTCGCACAAGCATGACGACCAACTCGACCCCCTCTTTGATGCTGTGGCCGAGATGCTGATTGAACAGGCGCCGTCAGGAGGCGTGTTCTTGCCAGCCAGGCTCCGAAAATAACTGTTCTCCGGAAAACAGTTGACGCCAAATACGCAAGCGGCTAATGTTCACGCAAATCAAAGGAGGTTTGTATGAGAGTGATAGTGGCCTGCGAATATTCTGGTCGTGTTAGAGATGCATTCCGCGCCAAAGGACATGACGCCTGGTCGTGCGATCTGCGCGAGTGCGAGGGCGATCCTCAGTGGCACATACAGGGTGATGTGCTAAATATCCTGAATGACGGATGGGACATGCTCATTGGGCACCCTTACTGCACGTACAACACACTTGCCGGCATTCGATGGATGTATCACCCGGAAGACACACATCTGCCAGCGTCACATCGTCGTCGTCATCCTCAGTATCCAGATCGCATGAATCATTTCCTTGAAGGCGCTGCATTCTTCAATAAGCTGATGGGCGCACCGATCCCAAAGATCTGCCTTGAGAACTCGCAGCCTCACGGACTGGCTATGTCGGTGATCGGCAAGTACGACCAAATCGTTCAGCCGTGGATGTTTGGCGACCCCTTCACTAAGGGCGCCGCATTGTGGCTCAAGGGCCTGCCAAAGCTGGTAGCGACACACGCGAAGACTGACTACGAGAAGATCGTTGCCGCATGCCACCTTGCATCACCTGGCCCTGAGCGCGAGAAAGAACGCAGTAGGACGTATCCAGCGATTGCTAATGCGATGGCTGAAAACTGGGGTTAAATAACTAGACGTGAGCCGAATACGCTGCTACATTCAGCTCACACAACACGGAGGCGGTAAAGATGGCGACGGTTAAAGAAAGAGAAGTTGTTAGCGAGATCATGAATCTTGCGTGTGACGTGAACGCGGAAGGTAGCGTATCGGTTAGCGTTGAGGTGAATTCTAGTGCTCTCTCAATGCGGATTTCGCCTGTAGATATCAGTGATGCCGAAGACTGGAAGTGGATTTACTATCCAGGGCGACCGGCATACTTCGAGAGTGAGCATTTCGACGAGGACTACTTCGGCATTCAGGTAGCAGAGTTCATCGCAGAGCTGAAGAAACACCACCCACAATTCGACGCGGACGGGGTTAAGTTATGAGTAAGGTTGATTGGAGTTTGGCTAAGGATGGCTATCCATTCTGGCTGGAGGATTTGAATCCAGAATGTGGTGGCGACATGAGCGGCTGGCATCGCGATGACGGTGATCGCTATACCGATACGGACGGGCTTCACTGGCTAAAGAAAGATTCTGACGATTACACCGTTTACCTCAATCCATCCAAGCAAAAGCAAGAATGGTCAGGCCCGCAAGATGGGTTGCCGCCTGTAGGTGTTCAGGTTGAGATTCGCAACACAAAGAATCGCGACTGCTCGCCAGGATCGGAGGATCTATTCGGTAAATCAGTAGCCGTTATGGCCGTTTTCCGAAATATGCACGATTATGAAATCGTTGCAGTCGAGGGCGATGACGGTGGTTGCTACTGCTTCCGTGCAGATATGTGTTTCCCTGTGCGGACTGCCGAACAACTAGCCGCCGAACAACGCGAAACCGCAATCCGCGAGATCATGGATATTGCCGATGTGGATTGCCGGGTTACTGCGGCTCGACTGGTTGATGCTGGGTTTAAGCGGGAGGTGGTTTGATGGGTATTTATCTGGATACGAACAGCGCATTTGAAGAATGGTGCGATGCGAACGGTTACGATAGCGAAGACGAGCATGATCGCGAAGAGGAAGTGTTTAAGCGCGGATCTCATGTCAGCTTCTATATCAAGAAGGAAGCAGACGATACTTACGCACTCGTGACAGCTAACTGCGATTACGACTGGGGGCGAGACGGTATCGAGATCGAGAAGGAAGGACTCAAACGAACAGAGAAACAGGTGACGACAACCACCGTCGTATACGAGTAAACAAAAAGGCCCTCTAAACAAGGGCCTTTTTTGTGATAGATGATGTCCGCTGTCCGAGGACCATGGACGCTACTTAAGTTTGCGCTTGGCTCGCTCGATGATTGCTTTTGATAGTGGCTCGCCCTTGTCGTCAACTAGCACTTCTACCTGAGTGCAGTAGCAGAAAATCGGGTTGGGTACGATTGAATACCAGATCGCAACTTCCTGAATAGTGAAAAGCTCCCCATGCCTGGCTATATGAGATGCGCGGCTCGTGCTCTTGAGCGCTGAGAGGTGGAGCAATTTAGACTTGATGCCTAGATCAGTCTGCGCCTGTTGCGCCTCTTCTCGCCTAGCTGTACGCATAGCCCCGACAACTTCAGTCTGTGCGATACGGCTAGCATCAAACTTGCTAACCCCAATCCTTGCTTCGATATCCTCTGCGATCTTTCGTGGATTTAGTCCGCTTGCCATGCCGCGAGACAGGGTAGACGCTAGATCGCCAACCATGCTGTCAGAGATCTTTTTCATCTCGTTGAACGAGCGCGCTTGGAGAAGACTAAGCCGGCGACGATAAGGCGCGCTGGTCAATAGAGAATCTAGGTGCGGCCTGCTGACGGCATAAGCCTCTGACTGAATAGCTAGGTTAGCCATCGTCAAAGCCGTACCCTGCACATATGCTGGCGTCACATAGGCAGACATGAACCAGTTCGTTTGTGGTGTACCCTCGTCGATTAGCTGGCCGATCAGCATGGAAATCTCGTTATCCATGTTGGCTAGCGTGAAATCATCCAGCTCAAAGATGTACGTCTTCTGCTCAGCGTTGACAGCGTTAAGCGTCACCACCTTGTACGGGATGCGCTTCAGGATCGCCAGAACGCCTTTCTGTACGGCTTCAATGCGTCGATTGAAGTCCTTGATTGCGCGCTGGACTCTCGCCTGCTGACCAGTCGGGTCCGTCTCGCTTCTTGGGATGATTGGCTCGCCCATAAAATCCTCTAATTAAGAAAGGCCCCGTAGGGCCTTTGATTATTGCACGGTTGCCGGATCTTCTGGCTCTGGCTCGATGTCTGGAAGAGGCTCAAGCTCAACATCGGCCTCGTAGCCTGCTGATACTCGAATCTCGTCAACGTTAAACACTGGCTGGCCCGAAGAGAGCATCTGCGCATTAATCTCCGACATGGTTTTAGCGTTCAGCAACTTCTCAGCATCAGTCGATTCAGTAAGCTCATCAAACATAACTTCGAAGTCTTCCCGGCGCTCAATGACACCGTGATCCATCATCCACTCAACTACTAGACGAGAGTTAGGACCGACTTCATTCAGGCGACGACCTTGGCCGAACCGGTTGAATGCCTTGATATCTTCGCTGCTTGCTAGAGTGCCGGTCTGACGGCCTACGATGATCGTGGAGCCTACGCCGATGCCTGCGCCTACCTCTTGCAAGTTGACTTCAAACGGACCAACAGGATCGGGTACAGCAGACGTGATCGCGGTAACTGTGCCGTCTTGCGTGATGATCGCGGAGTCGATGCCCCGGTTAAGACCATCCACCACGGAGTCGTATAGCGTCCCGATTTCTGATAGCTGCATTCCGTGAGCGCGGGCAATGCTCTGCAAATCTGCCTCCTTGCTGAATCCGACGTGAATAGCACGAGCGGCAGCCTTGATATATGCCTCTCCAGACCCGCCCGTAACCTTCTCCAAGCTGATCAGCGCGTTCAGGATTGGCTCGTATACCGACTCCGGCTCAGTAATCGAGCCGAACACGATCACGCGAGACGGGTGCATCTCGACTTGACGCGGAGAGTTGCCCGAGACTTCGCTGTGTTCGTTGTAGGTGAACATCAGTGGAGCGCCGTAAGTCGGGCTCGCCTGATTGGTGTCCCACACTGAGACGGTAAGCGACCCACGCCAAGCAGGAATGAACTTCACGATAGCGGCCGCACTGACATTCTTCAGCGGCTCATTCCACTGCTTCGAGTCCTTAACCTGAATAATCAGGCCCGCATAACCGCCTACCATCTTGCGCTTGTCAGTCTCCTTAATCGCAGACCAGATAGCTTTCTTCTTGAACAGCCGCTTGACGTCCTTTTCCCACTGAGTTTCATCGCGGGATTCGTCGAACTCGTCTTCACCCTCAATGATCCACGGGTTCGTCTGCCATGTCTTATTGAGGATCTGCATAAGCGCACCATGACCAACGCCATGACGCTTGTAGACGCGGTAGAACTCGTCAAATCCAGGGTTATCGGGGAAGCCGTATTCGCAGTACGCACGGGGACGCTTCGTATCCAGCGCGCCAGTACCAAACGCCGCCAACTGACGAGACGCGGCGATCTGCCGTTCAGCCAGGTTATTCAGCGCCATCATCAGCTCAGGTGGTGCATTGACAGTCATAAAATAGGGCCTCGTAAATTATCCTCATTATACAGCTTGCGGGAATGCTGGGTTTAGGCTAAGGTTTGCGTACTTTAAATGGAGGGTTGGACGGATGAAATTGGTTGAATTGTTGGCGAAGGAAGTTCAAGAATGGCACGAAGACACTGAGCGTCTACATCAAGACGCGAATGGTCGTGTTTTTGCTACTCGCGGGAGAGAGCCAAAATACAAAAAAGAATGGGGCGAGTGGGATATCTCTCATTTCGAGGTAATCATGAATGGTGACGATCCATTTTACGGCAATCCTATTGATATTTCCTCAGATTATCAGAGATCATTTGTCACGGAATCCCAATGGCAAGCCGAGCGCGACCGTAAGAAGGGTGGCGAGTGGATTCGTAACCGTGGCAGATCGGATAAGCCAAAGGTCGATGCGAACGTATTGGCAGAGGTGCGCTTTCGTGACGGAACTACGGCGGAAAACAAAAACTTCCCGCGCTGGATTCATAACGGAAGCGATAAAGACATCATGCAATACCGAATCATCAGCCAGCCACAAGCGGAGGAAGTAGAGGTGAATAAATTCTGTACGGGTGAGAAGTGCAGTGCGACTGCTGAAAATATCGCTCATAGTCAGCAATGCCAGCTTGAACACGAAATGGCCTACACTGGCTTCAAAATCGACCAAATCGACGGCCCGATCAAGTGGCGAGACACCATCATCCACTGCCAAGCCATCATCGAAGACTGCGAGCGCGAGATTCAGCGGAATGAAAATCTGTTGGCGCTCGAAGGGTTTGCGCTGATTCCTGCTATGACTCCGGTTATGGGGGTTGCTGATATCATTTTCCCAATTGAAGAATGGCAGATCGGCGATGTAGTCGAAGTTACCAGTGTTTCCTGTGAGTCCGCCGCACCGCTTGGAGTATTTGAAATTACAGACATCGACAGCACGGAACCAAAATACGAGCTTGATGATTCATATTTTCCAAATCACAACCAAATGAAATTCATCCGCCGTCCATAAAAGTTAACAATCCACCAAAGCCCTCCTAACCCGATGGCTTTCTTTTGTCCAGAATTTGGCATGTTAAACTATCGGCTATCTATTGGAGGGCTAGCCCTGTGAATACCCGAGTTAACGTGAGAGTGGCTGTTAATGCTGCCTCAATTAGACGTGAGCAGCATAACGGTCGCGAGCATATCGTCATCCCGTCGTTTACTTTGCCAGACGAAGTAATCATGAATGGCGGACTTTATCCTCATGACGAGATCGAGAAGTCATACGCGAGCCTTGAGGGCACACTAGCCCCGCTTGGTCATCCGCAAGTTGACGGCGACTATGTTAGTGCTCGCCAGCCTGAAGCGATCAACTCGTACCATATTGGTGCCTGGAACCGGAACGTTAAACGTGTCGGCAACAGAATCTCGGTAGAGAAGTGGCTGGATGTCGAGTATGCGAAGAATACCAAGGGCGGCCTAGAGGTTTTGGCTGCTATTGATAAAGGCGAGCCTATTCACACCTCTACTGGCATCCTGCTTGAGCGTGAAATGACGCCAAATGCAGACGGCTATAGCTGGATCGCTCGCAACATGACCTTCGATCACGATGCGATTCTCGTAAATGAGACTGGCGCTGCAACCCCTGCTGACGGCGTTGGCATGATGGTCAACAAGACCTTCGTTATCAACTCTGCGATTCCAGTAGTCAACGAAGACGCCCTAGACGACTCATACGGCGAGAAGCTTGCCATCTTGAGCGAGGCAGTCAAGGAGCGGTTTGCCACTTCGGATTCCTACGCATACGTGCAAGACTTCGATGATCGCGCAC